ATAGTTCCACAGTCTTGTTTAAAATGGTATACAAAGGATTCTTTCCGTTTTTTATAATCCAAGTAAACCCCTCTACCATCATTTGCCAACAGATTACCAATCCATCTCTTACTATCTGCAAGAAAGTTAGCAACAAAGAAATCAAGTATATCAGCTTCTGCATATTTTGTACTCAGTTTGTGAAAGAAATACCTATCTTTTCGTTTTGTAAATGTATCAAGTTTCGCATTGACTTTACCACCATACTTATAATAATCATATGTATCAGATGTAAAGTGTAATTTGACTGCCAAATACGTTTTATATACATCAAAACCTCCATACATACTAAATTGGTAGTTGTCCACATTTTGGTATCTTTAACATTCTTAAATTAGTTGCTTCTAATTGTATTTTTTCTTTTAATGATTTGGATATTAATGATGATACCTGACTTGTATCTAAATCATTTTCATCACAATACCATACAACAGCATCCATATGTGAAATCTTTTTTTCTTTCACTATGCTTTCTATCTTTAAACTAAATTCTTTACTATTCATTAAAGTCTGCTCTAACTATATGTTTTCTTAATGCTCTGACAAGTTCTTCTATCTTGTCAATTACAGCAATCATATCTTTGTCTGTGATGTAATGTTGTTTTTCTTTTAGTTTATCGTATTCTCTTAATGGAATAGTAACTGTACTCTGTTCATTCTCAAAAGACTTATCAACGTCTTTATCATCTACTGATGTCATCATATCCTCCTATAATATATGTGGGCGCTTCCACGCTAGCTTCAGCGCCCTGTGTCGACTCTTATAATATACCACACTTTAACTAAAAAGTCAAGTCTGTTTTCCAGGTAATAAACTGGTATTCATCTTCATATCAAATGTATGGTATATCATACATTTATATGGGTCGTTTGGTGTCTCTGCTACTGATAATGTTTGGTGTTTATCATTGATGTAATATGTTATGGCAAATACAATAGCGCCTTCTTCATTAGCGTTTTCTTTACCAAAACTTATATTAATAGGTGTAAAATTATTATCAGCAATATATCTATCTACATCTTCTGGTGTACCACACATCATTGGATAAGACATCATCATCAAATTATACTTTTTATATTCATTAGCATAACTGATTGTCGCCCACAGTAGACAGATTAAGATTATTAGTTTTTTCATTTAGCCCTCTATGATAAAATGTGGGCTCTTTACTTGTCTTGCTTGATTTTATCTTTGTTTAAGTTCTCATAATATTTATAAAAGTCATCAATTGATTTCATCAAAGGTGTCATATAGTCCTTTGTTTCTTTTATAAATGATTGTACGGAACCATCTTCAGATGCAAGTAAAATAACAATTTGTTCTATCTTCTTACCGAATATCTCCTCATACATTTGAGCATAGGCTGTAGTCTGCATAAAGTAGTTTTCTATCCAGCTTTCTTGTCGTTCTTTGTTAGCAGTTTTAAAATCTATTACAGATAACTTACCATTGTATTCAGCGATACAGTCAACCTGACCAGCGATTGTCAATTTCTTACTATACATGATTGTCTCTAAACAATGTATGTTATCAATCTGATCTACATATGGTTTGATTAGTCTAAAAAGACCTAATGGTAAAACACCTCTTTCGCTTGGTGTTAAACCTTTAATATATTGTTCTATTAATGTATGAGTTGCTTTACCTCGTCTAGCCGCTCTACCCATTTCCCAATTGGCAACATTTTCACCAATCTTATCTCGCCATTCTTGTAATTGTGCTTTCTTCTGTATACCTAATACAGTAGTTATTGAGGGATAAGCTTTACCGTCTATATCATAGAAACGAAAGCCATCTATTTTTTTACCCTTTGTAACAGGTAAGTTTGATTTATCTAAATCTATAAAATTAAATTTTTTAGCCATTGTATTTTCACTTTCATATTTGTACTATTCATAGTATAACATAATATATGCATTCTGTCAAGTCTATATTGACCTGTACTTCATCATATGGTCTTTTATCTTTTCAGGATCGTTTCTTAACGCTTCCCTATCTTCTTTTCAGCTTGGTATATAAGACTCATAACAAGTCTTATTACTCTCGTTCTTGTAAGCTCTTAATATTTGTTTACGATTTTCACCATCTGATCTATATGAGCAGTGAACCCAGCCGCTATTTGGCTCATCTACATTGTGAAACTCTAATATCATCTGATCCCATTCACAATGCTCACTAATCCATTTTACTAACTCTGCATTAGATATGCCATGGATTTCAAAGTCAGCTGCCTGACCCTTCGCATGCTGTGAAGTTTTAGATGACCCTATTGCTTCGCAAAGTTCTGGACTTCTATATCCACTGGATACAGATACAACTCTACCAAAATGATCTCTAACTCTTTGTAGCACATTGATACAAAGTTCTTTTAAATTATTCATATGGTCTTCACTAGGATTATTACTAATCCCTTTACGAGCTGCTGTTTGGCTCTTGGTCATTTCGTTTAAACTAAAATTGTTACTTAATTTCATTTTATCCTCTTGTAAGTTTTAATAACTTTTCTATTTGTGCCTTGATAATTGGTCCTCTATTAGGCCAATGTATATAAGGCTCGTCAGTTTTTTGTAAATTATACAAAAATGGTATAATTACTTTTTCAATCGCTTTAAATCTATTTGTTATATCTTCATTCTGTACTTCTTTTGTGATAGTATCTTTTTCAGCAACTATCTGCATTACTTCATTCATCATTGATTTAATAGATTGAACATCGCTTTTTACTTTAGATATTTCTAAACTAGTTTGTTGACCTAGTGATTCAATATCTTTTTTATCAACCGATGGTTTGACTTCTGTTTTAGGCGCAGACGATACAGCAGTAATGCCGAAGTCTTCATCTAAATCAAAGCCACGCATGTAATCTGGTATATCTTTAGCCATTATTTTAATCCTCTTATTCTTCTTTTGTTTTTAGCGACTGCTTGTTGCGTTTTAATTTCTTTTATAGACCTCTTTGTGGTTTGTCTAGCAAGAGCACTCTGTGGGTGCGCCTCACCTATTTTAGATAATACCTCTTTAAAACCACCATCTGTCTTCATAGCACGATTTCCAACACTCGCTACAATATTTATACCTTTAGGGACTTGTTTAATGTGCTTGTTTTTAGCTAATAATTCTTCCATCTCAGCAATGGTCATCATATCGTCATATTCTTTTTTAGTTTTTTTATTATAAAATGTATATAATGGCATTAAAGATTTTTGATAGCTTCTAACTTATCTTTTGCTTCTGCTAATTTAGCTGTCTTCTTTTCTGCAGTATCCACATAATCAATATGTTCAGCAACACCGATTGGTGAAGCTAAAAAAGTTCTTAAATCTGCTTCAGCAACAGCAACATCACCTTCTAGTTTTTTTATTAATGCGTCTTTAATCATCTTCTCTTTCCTCTATTCTTCTTAATGTTTGTTCTTCGTTAAAACCTTCCATTAAAAGTTCATGTGTGGTTTTATTATCTTCTCTTAAACCATCCCACAACATTTTCTTTTCATCAAAAGTAAATGGTCGTATCATATTTAGTCCACTTTCTTTACGTTCTTTTGTTTGTCTTTTAGATTCTTCTAAAGACAACTTTTCAACTTCTTCATAGTCCATTTTGTAATGCCTCTGTCCACCATTGTGGTATTGTTGCTGGTGCTTTCCAAGTAGCAAATCTTTGTTTCTTCATTACATAATATTTACGATAACTACCTACTACATCACCTGGTATTTTACACTCATCAGGCATCGCAGGTGTTGCGTCTGTACCTATCTTATTAAAGTGTGCGTTCTTTGGTGGGTGTTTTAATATGTCACCTAACTTTTCAATAGTCAAGTGCACTTTACCATATCTCTTTGTGTACTCATCACCAAGTGCCATCATGTGTTTGTATAGCCACATATAATTGTAAGCACTATCCATAACCCAAATACAACTAGGGTGTTTCAACCAACCAGCGCCATATAAAATAGCATCCATATTAGAGTTAGGGTGTTTGTATGTAGTTCTTTTTCTACCAGTAGCAGATTTACCTACTACTATTTGTCCGTCTTGTGCTCTATGAGCAGAACATAACATTTGAGCAGATTCTAATATCATCTTAACAACATGCTTGTCACAAGAATACTCTGCTGCCTTTATAGGGTCTTTATCTAAATAAAATATATTCATTAGTGTATCAACTTTCTTGTCACATAGTCCGTTAGTTTATATTGTTTTGCTAGTTCCATTAATTTATTATACCATAAATTTTTGAAGTCATTACTAGCGGCGTTCTTACACGCAGCAGCAAGTGCGTTTAGTCTTCTAACTTCAATAGGTAAGTTTATATTTGTTTCCATAGTATATACTATATCAGTTTTTTGGTCCTTTGTCAACCATAGATTTGGTAATAGGTTTTGTTATTAAATCGCCTGTTTTTACAGGTATAGGTCCTATTTGAAACATTGTAGTTCCAAAACACCCACTTAATAGAATCAATAATGATAAACTACTTAATAGTTTTATCGTTCCAGTCATATATTTGGTCCAGTTTCACTTTAATTTCATCTGGTGACATATCTTTAAAGTCACCTAACGTAGTAACCATCTTCTTATAGTCTCTGCTTTTCTCTTTAAATTTTTTTGACTTCTTACGTTCTCTTTCTAATCGTTCTTCTAAATTAAACTTTTCTTCACTCTTAATTAGATTTCTTTTTTTACGCCACTGTCTCAATGATATATTGGCAGCAATCAATAGAAGTACAGCTAGAGGGTCAAATACAAATATGAGTATCAATATAACAAACCTTACAGCCTTATCAAAGTTGTCTTGTGCTTGTTCACCATAGATCAACTCTGCCACATATTTGATTGGTCCAACTTCTGCCTCTATTTTATCTTGTTCTAGTGATAGAGATGCCTTTTGATTTGTTAATTCAGCAATCTTATCACTCGCCTCATTGATTGCTGTATTTAATGTGTTTCGTTCTTCTTCTTGTTTCTTACGTTCTTTTAAACCTCTAGTAACAAATTCTTTTTCTATGTAAACTTCTAATGCTTTATCTAATTGGTCTAATGTCTTTTGTGATCTATCTATAATCTTTTGTTGTTGATTGATTTGATTATCTAATAATTCTATTTTGATATTATTACCTGATGTAGGTTTAACTTGATCTAGGTGTGCCTTTGATAAGAAACCAAAGATACCTAGTGATGTTATGAATATTAATACAATGATTGCACCGAATAGATAACCTTTAAGTAAGCGTGGTACGTCACTATTCCAATTGTGATATAACCAACTGGCGGCAACTAGTTTACCTACTTCTAATGCTGAACCCATAGCAATGATAGGTACTACAGCACCAGCAAACAATGTCGCTAGTCCTACGATTGAATACCCAGCCGCTATAACAGAGATAGAGATAGCCGATAGAAATGTTAATAATGTTAAAAACATATTATTGATAATCTTTTCTAATTTTGCTTAATATACTTTTGACTTTTGAGAAGTAGTCTTTGTCCGCTGCGTATGCGTCAAGTGTTTCTACAAGTAAGTAAGGATCTGTAATACCTTTTTCTCTCAACTCTCTATACTTTTTAAAAGCACTACCATTATTTAGTAAGTTAATATAGTTCAATACACTATCACACTCGTGCATATAAACTTTTACACCCCACTTCTTTGGATTATTTGATGGTAACATATGTGGCTCTTTTAGATTATAAGTTCTAATACCAAAAAGATTATTACCCTCTCTAGCAAATCTACTATTACCCCAACCAGACTCTAATGCTGCTTGTGCTAGTAATAGTTCTAGGTTTACTTCTTCTACATTATTATAGAAATAAACATAGTCAACACACTGTTTTACATTATCTAAAAATTGTTTGTTATTACTATGTTCAAAGTTTGGTCTTTGTGGTAAATTATCTTGTGCTAATGTTTGATAATGATTCCAAGTAAATCCACAAAAGGTTACTATGGTTACAACCATTAATGTTCTAATTACAGTTTTTAGTGTCTTCATTTTTTAATCGCAATATATTCGTAACCTGACCACTCTACACCATCAGCATCTGTAAAACTTGGTACTTTCTTTTGAAATAGATGTACATGCTTATGTAGTTTTTCCATAGCTGCGAATATTTTGTTTGATTGTTTTTCTGTAAAGTTATCTAGTACATCTTTTCTAAAGTTACCTAGGTAGTAAACTCTTTTTGTACCACTTAAATTACTAGGTTTAATTAATTGTTCTAAATTAAATCTCGCCTCGCCTATTCTAGCTCGTAAATATGGGTCAAGCTCTTTCCCTGTTCTCACACCACTCATAATATATCTTTCTATAGGTCTAAACCTATTCTGTTCAATTTTGGCCTAAAACTATAAAATAGTTTGTTATGATTTCCAGTATCACCTACATTGGCCATTTGGTATAGGTGTACCATTTCGTGTCCTAAAGTGTCC